GTTGGGGCGCATGCAATCCAACATCTCGGCAGGACTTCCTGGAACATCAGCCAAGACAATAGCGGTTAATGGCGGCAACCTGCAAAACATCGCCGCGCAGCAGTATGGGGATGCGACCTTGTGGCCTGCGATTGCGAAGATCAACGGATTGTCTGACCCGAATCTGCCAGCCGGGGCCATGACACTGCAAATTCCGTCGCCTTCTGTGGCGCAGGGTGGCCTATGAGCCTGGCACGCTCGCCTCGCTGGTGCGTCATGCTCGGCGGTCAGCCGGTAATCCCAGTCTCGTGCAGCGTAACCACCAACCCGATGTTTCTGGCCGACGAATTCGAGATTGTACTGGCAGCCAGCAGCAATCCCCTTGGTCAGACATGGCCGCAGTGGGCGGCGTACACCTCCATGCAGGCCGAGGTCAGGGTGGGATTCCCTGCCGACCCACAGAACTGGACGCCCGACGAACTCACGCCGATGATTTATGGCGACGTGGATCAGGTTGCAATAGATCTTCTTGCCGACACCATAACGCTATCAGGTCGTGACCTGACTCACCGATTCATCGACCAGAAAACGCCGCAGAAGTGGCAAAACCTGACGCCTTCGCAGATTGCGGCACAACTGGCGCAGCAAAATGGCCTGCAAGCGCAGATCACCCCGACGCCGGGGAATACTAAGGCCGGGCATTTCTACAGCGTGGATCACGTTCATCTGACCACGAACGAGACGCAGTGGGACTTGCTCACCTATCTGGCGCAGCAACTCGGCTGGGTGTGCTATGTGCAAATGGATACCTTGGTATTTGGCCCTGGTGGACAGCCCGGCAGCAATGACTACATCGTGCAGGCCCCGATTCCCGGCCAACCGACAAAGACGGACGTGGTTCGGCTTGCCTTTGCCCGCAACTTTACCGTCGCCAAGGGTATTATTGTTCAGGTGCGCTCATGGAATGCCAAGCAGGCCAACGGATTCACCGTGCAGGCCAAGGCGCAGCCGCTTGTCCAGACCGCGCTGGCAGGCAAGCGCCCCGGTATGAGCCAAAAAACCGGCGGCAGTGCGCAGGTATTCAGCTATACTTTCCCTGGCCTGACGGTAGCTGAAGCGCAGGCCAAGGCCAATGCGCTGCTGGCCGAGATCAGCAAGCAGGAATTACGGGTGATGATCGACATGCCGGGCGACCTTTTGCCGAGCAAGGGTCAGGTCGTGCGCATCAATGGAACCGGCAGCGTGTTCGACCAGCCGTTCTATCCATTTCAGGTGCAGCGCAATATGGACATGCATAATGGGTTTTCTATGAGCATCAACGCGAAAAACCATTCAGCAAATTCGACTTTACTTGCATGATGAACCACCTAATCAACCAGATGATGCAGCGCATGGGCGCGCAGGCCGCTGGCACATTCATGGCCCGTATGGGCACCGTGTCGGCCTATGATCCGGGAACTTACGCCATTAAGGCCGTGATCGAGCCGGAAGGCGTGGAAACTGGCTTCATGCCGCTACTCTCGCCATGGGTGGGTGCAAGCTGGGGCGCGTTTTTCGCGCCGGAGATCGGGGCGCAAGTGCTAATCCTGTTTCAAGAGGGCAGTCCGCAAGTCCCCCTTGCCGCGCTATTCGCTTTTTCCACGGCCATGCCGCCTGTGTCTGTGCCGAGCGGCGAAATGCTGCTGCAACACCAAAGCGGCAGCCTCTTGCACTTCGACAATGGCGGCAATGTGACAGTAACGGCGAATGCCGCCATGACACTCAACGCGCCAGCGGGGTGCACCATCAACGCGAACACCACGATCAACGGCAACGTTCAGACAAATGGCAATATGCTTGCGAGTCAGAACATCAGCGACCAGAACGGCGCGCATGGAACTATTGGTGCGCTTCGGAGCGCCTATAATGGACACACGCATGGCGGCGTGCAGTCTGGTGGCAGCAACACATCTACACCAAGCACAATATTATGAGCATAGCACATTGGTACGGAAACGACATTCAGCTTGCGCCAAATGGCGATGTGGCAATCGCATCGGGCATAGATCGTGTGTCGCAGCGTTTGTTGCGTGTACTACTCACCAGCGCGCAGGATTACATCTGGCATCCCACCTATGGTATCGGAGCCGGAAAGTACGTCGGCGCGGCTCTTTCGCCTGGCGTGCTTGCCGCTCTCAAGGCGAAATTCCGAGGGCAGATTCTTACCGATCCTGATGTGGGAACGAATCCGCTGCCAACGATCACATTTGACACTTCGCAGCCGAATCTGCTTGGTGTAACCATTCAGTATACATACCGGCCATCCGGCCAGTTGCAAACTCTAAACTTCAATGTTACACAATGACTAATCTGAATACTCTCACCTTTGCGCAGGTTGTCCAAATGATCGCGGCAGCCGTACAAGCGCAAGCTCCGTTGCCATTCAATCTCGGTAGCCCGGAGCTTGCGCTCGCGGAAGCCGATGCTGGCGTGGTCATGTGGTTGCAAAGTTTAATCGTTCAAGTCCTATCGCAGACCAGGGCCAGCACATCGCAAGGGGCTGATCTGGATTCCTGGATGGCCGACTTTGACCTCGTAACGCGCAAGCCCGCGATTGCTGCCACTGGAACCGTGACGTTTGCGCGTTACACTGCTTCGGCGCAGGCTGTCATTCCGGTGGGCACCATGTTACAGACTGCGGACGGCACGCAGCAATTCATGGTCGTTGCCGATGCCACACAAGCGGCATGGAATGCGAGCCTGAGCGCCTATGTCATCCCAACCGGTACAGCTTCAGCGAATGCCACCGTGCAGGCCGTCACACCCGGCGCGGCGGGGAATGTCAACGCGAACACGATCACCACGATTGCGCAGGCACTATCTAATGTCGATACGGTCACGAACTCGCAGCCGTTCACAAATGGGCAAAATGCAGAAAGCGATGCGTCTCTGTTGCAGCGATTTCAACTGGCCCTACCCGGTCTGCAAGACAACATTAAAGCATCTGCTGCTGCGGCAATCGAAGCTTTGCAAATCGGCGTGCAGTTCTCCATCGTCGAGAATCAGATTCTCTCAGGTCAGGCACAATATGGCTTTTTCTATGTAGTCATCTCGCCATATAGCACCACGACGCAGCAGGCCGTATATGCTGCGGTCGATGCGGTGCGGCCATTGTCGGTCTCGTTTGCTGTATATGCGGCAGCGCAGCTTGCAGTGAATGTCTCTGTCACGATCACGGCGGCGGCAGGCTATACCCACACACAAGTTGCCGCTGCGGTTCAGACTGCCTTGCAGAACTTCATCGCGCAGACGGTTTTGGGGGGCGGCCTGAATTACTCGCAACTTTATGCTGTCATCTGGGGGGTGGCAGGAGTTGCAGATGCCACGGGGCTGCTGCTCAACGGCGGTACGACAGACATTCCAGGGAATCCGCAGACGGCAATCATTCCCGGTACGATCACGGTGAACTAAAATGATTGGCGATTCTCAGGACATGCTGCAACGATTGCAGCAGGGCTTGCCAATCGGATGGTTTGGCGACAACGCCACCAACGTGCAGGCGATCCAGTCTGGCACGGCATGGGCGCACGCCAATATCTACAGCCAGATTACCTACACGGCATTGCAGACGCGCATCAAAACTGCAACCGCCCCGTTTCTGGACATCATAAGCGTGGACTTCTTTGGTGCTGGCGTGTTGCCGCGCCTGCCAAACGAAACGGATGGTTCATTTAGAGCGCGCATTCTGGGGAACTTGTTCGTTAAAGGCCCGTGTCGCGCCGATATGAATAATGTGCTTACCTTGGTGACGGGGCGCGCTCCTACGATTTTTGAGCCGAGCAACACTAAAGATTCTGGAGGCTTGGATAGTCTGTTTTATTGGGATTCGGGTTTAGGTCAATGGGGCGACCCGCTGCCATTTCAATCTTTCGTTACGGCCTACCGGCCGGCAAATGATACAATTGACCTTGGAGAATGGGATGCGCGAATATTCCTTGATGCCTATGGAGCGTGGAGCGAAGGAACGCCTATATCCATGACGGATGCCGCAATCATCGCTGCGGTGGAAAGCACGAAGGCATTGGGTACGGTGGTATGGCTACGAATTGCTGATGGGCCTATAACGCCCTGATTTTATCTATCTGGCCGTCTTGTAGACGGCTTTCTTTTTGGGGGTGAAATGGATCGTCCAATTGTTTATACGCAAGAGCAGGGAAGAAGCACAGATTTTCTGTTTGCCAGCCGCGCCGCCATGATTGGCCTGGGCAATCTTGCACAGGCAGTGCTAGGCACAAATACCATCATTGAGGGGCTGGCGGTTACACCAACCGCTCCGGCGTCTCTGGCCGTGCAGGTCGGATCGGGGCAGATTTACAGCTTCCAACCAGTTGACGCGACAGCTTACGGCGTGCTGCCTGCTGACACGACAGATAGCATCGTCAAGCAAGGGCTGCTGATGCAGGCGACCACGCTGAACACGCCTGCGCCCACCACCTCGGGCTACTCGATCAATTATCTGATCGAGGCGACGTATCAGGACAGCGACACCAACCCTGTTGTTCTGCCCTATTTTAATTCCGCGAACCCATCGCAACCATTGAGCGGGCAGAATAATAGCGGGGCTGCACAGCCGACCGAGCGCCAAGGTTTGTGCGTGGTACAGGTGAAGGCCGGTACAGCTGCGACAACTGGCACGCAAACCACGCCGGCGGTTGATGCCGGATACACGGCGCTTGCCGTGGTGACGGTGGCTTATGGGCAAGCGTCCGTGACGGGTTCCAACATCACGCCGGTGGCCGGTGCGCCGGTCATCAGCAACTTGCTGACGATGATGCAAACCGCGTCATCCATCAACGGCAAAGACGTGGGGAGCGCCAATGCCTACGCGATGAACCTGCAACCGGCGATCAGCGCCTACACCCCCGGCATGATCGTTTCGCTCGAAAGCATCAATGCCACGAACACCGGCCCTTCGACGCTCTCTATCAATGGTCTGACGTCGCTCCCGATATATGGGCCTGCGGCAACTGTCTTGCAGGGCGGCGAACTGGCGGCAGGCTACGGTGCGCTGCTGCGGGTGAATGCGGCGGCCACGGCGTTTGAACTGATCCAAACCACCGGAGGCAGTTTGCCGGTAAAGACCGCGACCGCAACGAATCACGCACTTAACTATGGGCAAGCAGGCGGTCTGTTTGCCCCAATTGCGGGTAACCCAAGCCAAACGTTTGCAGTGGCAAGCGCGACGCAAAACAATCAAGCAGTTAATCTTGGCCAAATAAACGGTCTGTTTGCGCCAATTGCAGGTAATGCAAGCCAAACGTTTGCAGTGGCAAATGCTACGACCACTACTCAAGCGGTTAACCTTGGGCAGTTTACGACACTGTCTAATTCGAGTGGCTATACGCAATTTCCTAACGGGTTCATAGTGCAGTGGGGTTCTGGCAATACAACTGGCAGCAACCCAGCTACCGCAAACATAGCCTTCCCGATTGCCTTCCCCAATAAGATATTTTCGTTACAGGCACTGGGCAACGCAGGAAATTCCTCTATTCCTGCCGCGATGGGTTCAGGTTCTTACTCGGTAACCGGCGCAACAATTACATCTAACGGCACAACGCCGTTCTTCTATATTACGATAGGATACTAAAATGACACAATACGCATATTTCGATTCGACAGCGGCACAGCCCACTCCGGTTCTGGGCTGGTATGATACAGGGCTGCTTGATTATCCGTCCTTGCCTACGGCGGCAGACCTGTTAGAAATAACTCCGGCGCAGTGGGAAAACCGTTTTAACACGCCGTTCGTGAGCGGTGGAACTTTAGTAGGGTACACGCCAGCACAGCTTCTTGCTCAAGCTCAAGCAACTCAGATTGCTACGCTCTACGCCGCCTACCAGCAAGCCATTCAGCAGCCGGTGAGCTACACCAGCAAGGGCGGCGTGACCAAGACGTATCAGGCCGATTCAGGCAGCATTGCAAACCTGCAAGCTATGCTGCTGGCTTTTGGTGCCACACAAACAGTTCCGTCTGGCTTCTACTGGGTGTCGGCAGACAATACGCAGGTGCCGTTTGTATACGCCGACATGCAGGGATTGGCGCAGATTATTGGCACGCAGGGCGCAACTGCCTTCCAGCACTTGCAGACGCAGAAGGCAGCAGTAAGGGCCGCAACCACGGTCACCGCCGTGCAAGCTATTGTATGGTGACCCATGAAGATCATTTTATTTCTTTTGCTCGAATCCTACATGCTCTTGATCGGATTCCTGTGCTATTCGGCACTCAAGCCGGTATGGCGGCAGCTTGACTCCAAGTGGAAGATAATCATGTGCCCGCTGGCGCTGTTCTGGTTTGCCGATGTAGCTGTACGCTGCACGATCTTCTGGCCGCTGTTCCAGATTCCGCCGTCAATCGAAACTCTCACTGTCACCGAGCTTTGCAATTCGCTGGTGTACGACACGACATTCCGTGGACGATGGGCGCGGAGTATCTGCCGGGAGCTTAATGTCATTCAGCCGAATCATTGCAAAGCTTTGAAGTAAAACCAATAACAACATAATTAGCCCGCCGCGTGCGGGCTTTTTTTCGCTGCCGAAGGGAGCAGAAATTGATTGATACTGAAACACGACTGACGAAAGCAGAATTGCAAATTGAACAGCACGAGCGAATGCACGCCGAAACGCAAGAAGCGCTGAAAAGTATCGCCGAGGCCGTGCAAAAGCTGGTGCAAGCCGAGATCAGGCGCGAGCAGGATCAGGAAACCTTTGGGCGGATTTTCGGTGAGATCAAGCAATTGCGTAAAGATTTCGAGGAATACAAAGACAGGCAGACAGAAAAAGAGATTGCTGCGGCCAAGGCAGAACTAATTGACCAGAACAAACACATCTGGGACATTCGGAGCGCGGTTTTTTCGGCCATTGGCATGCTGATCCTTTGGCTGATCGCTGAAGCCCTCCACATTCACATTCCGGCCTGAATACGCCATGGAAACAACCAAACAAATCCCGGTAAACGAGCATGAGAGGCACGACACGCTGGACGAACTGGTCTATTACCCGGAACATCCGCCGCGCACCGAATCGCCGACGTTCCTGCGCACGAAGAAAGACGGCCACGACGCCAAGTTGCCATGCGCTATCAGCGGCCATGTTGACCATTCCGAATACCATCATTTTTTCATCGAATGGGCATTTGCCGATGCTGTGGACTGGGAAACCGTTAAGAAGATTGGCGCCGGTGAACTGAAAGTGTTGCCAGTGCTTGATCCGTGCACCGATCAGCCTACCGGAGAAACCTACCCAATTGAGCAGTCGTTGATCTGGATCATCTGCAAGCTGGCCGAGGTTCGCGGATTCGACTGGCATGCCTTCGACCCGACAAAGCCAGAAACATTTGTCGATAGCATGGCGAATATGATGGTGCTGCATGCCAAGTTCCATCGTCATAAAGACCACGGTATCCATACTATGTCATTTCCCGAGTGGATATTTCAGGCATGGCCGCGCCGCAAAGGATTTATTTTTACCCCGGACGAGGAGGACGTGCTTACATGAGAGAGAAAAACCTGACGCGCATGCTATGGTGGCTTGCGCTGGCGGCATTTTTTTATGTTCTGGCTACTGTTATTCAGCAGCCGCAACTTGAAACTGCATGCTGGAAACTTGGCCATATTACCAGCGGCGCATTTCTGGGATACTGGATTGATCGGCATTTGTTCGGGCGCTATACCAGCGACTTTGCCGCGACGCCGCGCGCACTCTCGCGCGCCATTGTGGTCGGATGCGCAATCATCGGCATGGCATTTGGGCTGTGAGAATCGCCGCAGTTCTTTTATCGCTGCTTCTCTGCTTGGCAGCATTTGCCGACAACCAACCAGCAGCAGCAAAACAATATCGTGGAATTCTGACCCGCGAGGCGCATCTTGTGAATGGCTTGTCAGCCCCTATTCCGATGTACGCTGCACAGATCGAGCAGGAAAGCGGCTGGCGACCGGGAATTACGGCATTTGATGGAGGAAAGGGACTGGCGCAGTTTATGGATAGCACGGCCTCCGACATTGTGCGCATCTATCCGCAGCAGCTTGAGCGCCCACAACCAATGAACCCGACATGGGCAATCCGGGCGCTGGTGCTCTATGATACGCGGCTTCAGGGCATGGTGCGCGGAATTGATGCATGCAATGTGCGGGGGGCGGCACTCAAGGCGTATAATGCGGGTATTGGCTATGTCATACAGGCCCAAAAGATCAGCGCGCAGCCTGAACAATGGTTCGGTGTTACCGAGTACGTCAAAACACGGCAGACAGCCGCTAATTTCGAGGAAAGCCGAATGTACCCACGCCGTATCATTTTTCAGCGCCAGCCCAAATATAAAGGGTGGGGATCGTACACGTGCGGAGGATTGCGCCCATGATCGACTTTTCTAAACTGTTTGCTGCCATTACCACCAGCGGCCAGTCCGCCCTAATAAAGGTGGCTGTAGTATTGATCGGATCCATAGTGCTGCTTGTGATCGGATTCGCCGCCGGCTGGCATTCACGCGGCATTGAGAACGCCTCGGCGACTATCAAGGCACAGATTGCGGCGGTCGATACCGGAAACCATTTGAACGCCGCCGATTACAAGGCCGCTCAACAGCATGAGGCGAAGCGCGAGGCGCAAGCTAAGAATGATAAACATATCGCCATACAGGCCGCCGTGGACGTGGCAAAAACGCCAGATTACAATGCCTGCCAATTGAAACCGGCAGACCTATATCTTCTCAATCAAGCCATAGACGGAGGTGCGCTATGATGTTCGGGCTTTTGAACGATACGCATGCGGAAGATTTTAGTGACATTGGGCCACTGATGCGGATTCTATTGGTCGTTTTGATGGTGATCGCCATTCTGGCGCTCACTGGCTGCGCTGCATCTAGTCAAGTGAAGCCTGTTGACCGTCATCCGCCTGCGGCAGACATGGTGCGCCTCGATCCGTTGCCGCACCAAACAGACCCAACACTCGGCGGCATCTTCCGTGGGTACGTCAATGCCGCACAGCAGTATCGCGGTTGCGTTGATCGCCTGACTGAATTACAGGACTGGGTGCTTAATTCCAGTGAAGCTCCCAGTCACTAACGGCTAGTCTACCTTTGAGCCGCCACGAGCGCGAGATTCAAGCCAGGCTCGTAGCTCATCAAGTTTCCAACCAACTGCGCGCTCGCCGAGCTTGATCGGCAGCGGGAAGGTCGGGTCGTAAAATTTGCTCTTGGGATTGATCTTGGAATAGCACAGCGTTCTGCCAATCCCAACGGCAGATTTCAGTTCTTTAGGGCGGATGATTGTATTTTGCATTTGTCATACTCCATGTCATTTGTGAAACTTGTGGGGGATTTACAAATCGCCACCACGGCGCATCCTATAAAATGGCAACATCAGTATAGCACAATTCCGGACAGCCGAGCATCCGGAATAGCATGCCCGGTGCTGTGCTCGTGAACGTACACGTTAAGGCTCAATTCATACTCTCGATGAACGCCTTCACGAACGCCTCTGCGACCGGCGCGACGATTGCATTGCCATAGGCGCGCAGTCGTCCCACTCGGGCGGTAGTCCCATGAGCCAGCGGGAATGCGCCGGGTTCAACCGGCCTCCAGGTGTAATCCCGGCATAAGAGCCAGTCAGCATCTTGCCAGAAGCCGTTAGTCGGGTTGGCTGCGCAAGGTTCGCCTGTCCTGGCAATTTCAGATACTCCGCCCGCGTGCTGTCCGGATTCTTTGGGCCGTAGCAGTGCGTGCTGCCAGTCGCGTCGTTC